TGAGGTAATCCGCAGGACACGAACCGATAGCTGTGTGTGGTTCTGGATCTGGACAGAACATAACGATTGGTAAATCGTCCCAAGGCTCGGCATTTAAAATATGCAGACCTTCGCCAATGGTGCAAACCCTAACGAGTTCATCAACACCATCGTCGTCCAAATCGTAATGCACAAAGTGTTCAATGTATAAAACAGATTTAACTTCTGGTGAATCTGGGTACACCATATTGTCAAATGGGTTTCTAGCTTCTTGTTCTTCGAAAGATTGTGGATCTAATAAGTAACCACCTGAACCAGCGTACTCTTCAATCTCTTCTTTTTCATAACCCATAGCAACCAGTTCACCAACCGTTTTAATCATACGGTGAGCAACGTAAGAAGAATCGTTGAGCGAGCGTGCGTGTCTGGCAATCAAGACTTCTTCTGGTGGTACGGATTCAACGCATACTTGGTTCTTGGCTTTGACTCGTCTAATTTTTAGATCGTAAGAAACTGGTATCTCTTGTACCACTTCTTGTTGCGATACTGGATCAAGCGTGGTGATGGTTTCTGTTTTGGCAACTTCTTCTAAGATTTCAACGTCTTTATCTAAAACGAGGGCTTGGTAAGAAGGGGGAGAAATATTGGTGTACTCGTGGGTTGTGGTCGATAGCGAATCGTCCCAATAGGCTTTAACAAAGCCAGCCTTTCTTACCAAGGCATCTTTAAAGGCATCGTACAAGACTTTAAAGCCTGGATTCTTTTCTTGCACAATGTAGTTAATGTAATCGGTTTGTTGTTGGGCTATGGGAATGTCCTCTGGATTTCTTGGGACAAATTCAACCACTCGCTTTGTACCAAAGAAGGTACGCATGATTTGTGGCAACATGAATAAGACCGTATCTCTAACATCGGTTGAAACGTAATAAGATTGCAAAGAGCTATTCGGATCTGGTTCATTACCAAGATAGTATTCGGTTGATTCTGCTCGTTCTTGTCCGATTTGATTGCAATAATCTTCGGCATCGTCCATCTCGTTCTTGAGATAGCTTGATAAATCGCCTAAATCTTGCTCTTCAGATACGATTTCGATTTGTTCTTCGATCTTTTCTTTCTTTTCTGCCATGTGTTATTTGCGTTTTTTATTTTTTGTTCTTGCTAATAATTCATCAAGGAATTTACCAACTTCTTCTGGATTTAAACCTTTACCCATACCAGCTCTTAGTCTTTGTCTTGGTAATACCACCTCACCCAAATCTTCGTAAGGTAATCTTGATGGTTTCAATTCAACCTCAAGACCAGGTTCTGCTCGTGCTATGCCACTTGGTAATTTCAGACGATCAGCCATTATTTTAGCTTGTCTTGCTTTTAATTTTTTTATTCCTTTCCCAATACCGCTTAATTTCTTTGCCATTTATATTTCCTTATCCAACTCTAATTATTTTAGATTTTAGAGGTTTTCTGAAATTATACCCTAAATAAGTCATACTGCCACCACCTACTGCACTTGTTGCCATAGTAAGCGCCAAAGCATCTGCTCGGTCTGGGGACTTCAAACCTCGTTTACGCATTTCCTCTTTGCTCTCAATTTTTATTTTACCCGTTGAGGTATATTTGTAGCCAGGCGATGCTAGTTCACGCACGAGTTCTTCATCTTCGGGCAAACGGCAATCACGGCCACCCAACCACTCTTTAATTTTAAACCAAAGTTCAGCTCTAAGGTTTAAATAATTCTTTTTACTTGAGGGCGACTCGGCGACATTGATGCCACGCACGGGTAAGTTAAGTTCACGCAAGCGGTCCACCACGCCCGAACCAACACCAATCACATCGACCATAATCTCTTGTGGTTTCTCTAACACGGTCGCATCGTTATAACGATTATTTATAATGCCACATAACTGCATCAAATCCATTGACGCAAAGGTTTCCACTTCAAAGACGGTATTACCTTGCCTAACGCAAAGCGCAGAATTATCACCACCAAATCGAGCGACATCCAAACCCCAAACAATTGGCTCACTTGATGCAAGATCAACGTCACGACCAACCGCACCTCTAATCAGCTCCATTGGTATTACGGTATCGTCGTCCGCACGGGGGAACTCACCCATCACTTCAACACGAGCAACGGTTGATTCTTCGCCATACTGTTCGATCATGCGTGAAAACAAAGCGGTGTCTGTGCCTTCGACCGTGCGTGAGTCGATCTGTTCGGTTTGCCAGTAGGATTTGTTCCCGTGGAAGCAATCGTAAAATGGTCCTGTGTTCCTACGTGGGTTGGAGAAACAAAACCAGTAACGGTCGGGCGTGGGTTCGGAAAAGAAACCTTCCGATACTGAGTAGATGGGTGCGGGAATACCTGAAGCTTCGTCCATGATTAGGCAGACACCATAACTGGAGTGAATACCAGCGAAAGCATCGGGGTTTTCTTCTGACCAGAGTTGCGCTTGAGCGTAGTAATAACCTGTGTCGATTTTTAGGTCACGCACGAGCGCTTCTTCAAACCAAGGCGCAGGTTTAATCGTGGTTGCGGTTTTAGCAAACCAATGTGAGTTAAGTGCGAGGGTTAGCCATTTACCGAGTTCAGCCCAAGTTCGTGAGCGGAGCTGTTGTTCTGTGTTGGCTGTGACGATTATGGTTGAACCAAGTCTGGTGGATAGCATCCACAATATGAGCCAAGATACCAAAGCCGATTTACCAATACCACGACCTGAAGCAACAGCCATACGAAACATCTCTGGATCTAATCTGCCTTGATTGCGTTTTATGTGAGTGGTAATTTTTTTTAAAATTTTTTCTTGCCACTTACGAGGTCCTTTGAACTCGTGGAGGGGGGTATCTTCTTGTCCCCAAGGGAAGATGTATTTAACAAACTTGTAGGGATCGTTCTTGATCGTGGGCGACCAAACATCCATCATTAATTCTTGTTCTTGTTCTAGTGGGTACTTCATTCTTTATTTTTGAAATATAAACGAGTGTAATATCGTCTTATAATTGCTGCGAATGTTAATACCATAAGCTGAATTACAGTTATGGTTAATGCGTCATTGGTAAATACCAAAGTAACAGCTATGGTCGCCCAAGATAATGGGAAGTTAAAAGCTGCACCCAGTATTGTGTCGGTTACTGATTCTTGTAATGCCTTCTTGTCAATTTTCATAAAAAAATTATTTCAAGTGTTTATATATACATGCACCCGCAAGGGGTGGCCAAGGGGGGGTAATTCCATATCTGCATATAAAATCGGCGTACCCTTGACCTGTTGCGTATTAAAGGGAGAGAGAGAACACAACATATTTACGCCCTTTTATTCCTTGTTATTGTCTGAGGACTGTTCCGAAGAAAGAACGTGATCCTTTATCTTACCCATGTCTACTGTTTCACCCTCGATAATTCGTTCGTGTGCGTTCGTAAGCATTTTTTTAATGTCGATTTTATAGTTTACGTCCTGGCGATCTGCCCAGTTGTCGGGATCTCTGTTTTTTAAATAAAAGATCTGGGCCGTTACGTTGCCATCATTAGCAGAATTAAACAAAGAGTTAGTGACTTTTGCTAGTCCTTTTGCTTTTCCTTTTTTTATAGCTTCCGCTATTTCCGTATTTTTCTTCTTATTGCGGTCTAAAGTGTCCCAACTAATGCCTAAAGCTTTTGATATTTGATATGGCCCTAAACCTTGCGAAGCCAATAATTCTATTTGGTCAATCTTTTCTTGGTCAAATATTATGGCTTTCCTTCCTGGTTTCCCTTTTTCTTTCCCTTTCACACCCTCATTTTATAAAGCTTTTTTAAAAAAGTATGTATTTTTTTACATTTAATGCTTGACATACTACACAATAACCCCCTAAACTACTCTTATATTGGAATTAACCAATATTTAATAAGGGAGAAATTAATGAACGATAAACTAAAAAACTTATCGCAACACCAAATAGAAGTTTTAGCTCTTAAAGGGTTAGAAGCAGAAGCAGACGCAAAAAGATATTCTTTATGGCATATAACCAAAGATTTAATATCTGAGCTGGAAGATCACAAAGAAGAAATATTGGAGCATGAACACCCCCAAGACTTAATTTCTGAATATGTTGATTCTAATATCTCTGTTTATACCTATGACCAAATTATGATATTTGCTAATAATAATGATTTATGGCACAGAGTAGACGAATTTGGAGCAGATGATATTAACCAGCAAATAGTTGGCGCTATCTATTCTTATCTAGCTGAAGAAGCTGATGCTTGGTTATTTAACCAAGAGCAAGCAAGAGAGGAGGTGTAACCAATGAGCAGAACAACAAATTCAATGCTAACCGTCATCAAATATGGTGGCGGTGCTTTTACCTTCCCAAAGTCTAAGCTTATCGCTACAGGACAACACGAAGGCACAACGGCTATTACATTAATAGACCAGGACGAACCAATTAAGATCCTTGGTTCAGTAGATGAATTCTGGAGCGATTACCACGCTTCAAGATCTTTATAGGAGGAGAGATGACTTTTGAGCAAGAAGTAATTAGAGATCAAGGCATAATGATTGAAAGGTTAAAAACTTTATTATCTGATTTGGTTACTAATGTTGATGAAGATTGTCCAACAGAATACAGAACAAAACATTTAAAAGAGTGTATTTCTGATTCATATAGTTTTTTAAATAATATTGAATAAGGAGGAGAGATGAACGGAGAACTAGAACGTATGGTCTATAACGGAACTATGGATATGGCAACCTATAATTGGTGGCTTAACTTTCTCAACGATCTGGGCCAACTAGCCTTTTATCTATTAATACCATTGGGTGCAGTAGGTGGACTGCTTGGCGCTTATTGGATTATGCATAAGTTATTAACCAAAGACGAGGAGGAGAGATGATATATACAGAAACCGAAATACTTTTAAGCGTTGCTACTATCGTAACTTCATTTTTAATAATGACAGTTTTGTTGAATAATAATAATAAAAAGGAGAAGGTGAGTAATGAATAAATTTAATTTGTTTGATTATATGATTAAGATACACCAAAATTTTTTGAAAAATAATCCAAATATTGAGCCTATGTGTGTTGCTGATTCTTTAATCGTGGGTAATTATCACAACAGAGAACAATATTTATTTTTATGGAGATTTTCAAAGATTTGGGAAAAAGTAGAAGAACGACAAAATAAAAGAAAATAAAAAGGAGGACTAATTATGTGTGCATATGAAATAAAAGAATTTACATACGACCAAGCCAACTCTTTTGAAACCAATTTTGATTATTGGTATCAGTTAGACACTCAAGAGCGTCACAACTTCAACGAAGATCCACTACACCCAGAGGAAGCCCACGATATGTTCGTAAGCCTTTACGGCGACAAATACGGACATAACAGCGTAGCTTAGTGTTTCTCCCTCGGGATCGCTTATCCTCTGAGTAGCGATCCCAACCCTACCAATAAAAAATGCTTTTTACCACTAGGCTGAGATTTCCTCAAACGCACGTTCGGCTTATCTTCTAAT